GACAAGACCGACCCGGTTATTCGTCGTATCAACAAACAAGTGTGATGACCCTACGAGTAGATTACTCGTGACATCAACCTGGCCTGTCAGGATATGTTGGTTCATCTATAATTAGTAAACATCTTTTACGGGTGGGATACACTCGTAAAAGGTGGGGGTCTCTCTCAACCGGGATCGAACCGATGACCTCGCGATTAACAGTCGCACGCTCTAACCAACTGAGCTATGAGAGACGGGGAAAGCTCCTTCCCATCTTATACTGGTGACTGGTCTTTAAGCCCGTTTAATCGTTTCATAGTGATGAGCGATATGGAAAATAAACCAGCTGATGTGTTTGCGACAATCATGGGAATGACCGTATAATAAATCGAGTATACGAGACCGAGAATACTCGCGACAATATTTATACTCAGGAACGCATAATTAAGTGCGTCTGTATCCTTTGTCCTGTATACGTGAACGATCTGGGGTACGAACATAATCGTGATTAAAATGGAACTCACGAGACCTATACCCTCGACGAAACTATCCATACTTACGGAAACAGCGTTTCATTTCTCTAAGTTTCTACCTTTTGAATACGTCGTTTCATGTCGATGATATCGAGCTCGAATTTTGTCGATTTACGCTCGAGCGCTGTTACCTTTGACCGTAATTGACTGTTTTCGGTCATTAACGTGGCCACGAAGTGTGGGGTCTGGATCCCCTCCGTTTTACCCGTAGGCGTTTCCGGTTTTTCCGGCCATACGGGGTTCGCTGGATCCTCTGTCGCCGAGGGAAGGTCACGTAAAGCCCTGCGGTACGCGAGCCATTCTTTATAGAGTGTATCCTCAATCTGGTAATCTGTCGAGAAAACCCAATCCACCTCGGCGAGGCGTCTGTTGCGTTCTTCGCGGAGAATCTTCCATGTTTGATCTATTGTAAGGTCTATAAGTGCAAATTCTGCCATCTATATTAAATGGATATTTTAATGTAACAATTTTCCGTAAAAGGATGAGTAAACGTAATACATGTATACATCCGTGTTAGCTGTATTTTGGCTAATACGAACCGCTACCGTAGTACCGGCAGGCCAATACCCTACAATTTTACCAATAAGGTTGGATTCTTGAGATCCACCCCCCTGACCAGTAAAATACACAAACGTCCGACGATCATATGTAGCTCCATTTATGTACCATGTTCCCATCACGTATTGGCTACCTGTAGCTCGGTTTCTTGCCAATAAACAATAATCAAATTCCCAATATCCCGAACACGGTATGGTATATGTCTTAGTACTCGTATCAAATCCACCACCTAGATCAAATTCTAAACGACTGAAATCTGCTTTTATAGACGTCGTTGGATGGTCATTCTGACGATTTACTGTTGTGGGACCAGTGGCCCAAAACATATAGTTTTTATTGGTCATTATACCATCAGAATTGATGTTCCCCCTCACATCCAACTGGGCTTCAGGGACTTTCCCGATGCCGACGGCCGTGTCGCTGATGACCATAGACCGCCCGGTTCGGCCCAAGTTGTACAGTTTCTTGACCTCCGAGGGCTCGAGGGCGACGTTGTAGAGTTTGAAGTTGGACATTTTACCTTTGAATGGTTCAGCACCAGTTGACGTGGCACCTAATGATAACGTGTTTTCGTCTATCGCCAGTGTTCCTGTACCCTCCGTACCAGATTGGTTGGGGATTGATTTTTTAACTCCATCGATATAGTAATCAACATTGGTTGTATTTACCGCCCCACCTCGGTATATGACAACCATATGATACCAACGGTTTGTATCTGGAACTAAACTGGTAAATAAGTTATACCCTGAACCGAAAGATGGTCCAATCAGACCACCACTTGTACGCAAAATAGATGATTGATTTAATGCACCGATACTACCAATTATAATCGGATAGTCGTAACTGCCTTCTAAAGCCGTGAAATTTAACCAAATAGAATATGAATGAATAAATTCACCCGTAATAGACGGAGTTATTGTTGATGTTATATAATCATCCGTCCCGTCAAGAAAGAATGCCTTATCCGCTGCGGAGTAGTAGGCACCGTTGTAAAACGTCCCATGATTCCCCTTCCCCGAGATATCTGTAGGTGAGGAATTGACGGTGGTATCGAAATCCACCACCAACTTCTCGGGTCTCGGGGTTTCCGTATCCACGTCGTACCGCGAAACGCGGGGAACATCGAGGGACCTGGTCAACGACAACGAACCCTTATCGAGGGTCGTGGGGCCGGGGGTGCCGAAGAATATTAATTCGGCGAAATTTACATTATCTACATTCGCTGGAGATGGACCCAATCTTAGTTTAGTCGTCACCAAAGCCAAATATTTATAATATTTAGTACTATTCACGACAAGGCGTCTACTTTGTACAGTTTCACCCGAACTTTCTGCGATACGTGAGGTACGAAGCGAGGTCCCGGACGCTGTAGACGTCACGGAGTCCACAGCTTCCCAGTTATTATCATCATTTGATCCTAGAATGGCCCAGTTGTCTGGCACGTGTTTATACCATGCTCCGCGGTTTTTTATCTCATAGCCTTGGAGTTTAATTTGATACGGAAATTTAAGCTTAATCCAATCACCTTTGATACCACCAATTTCCTCACTACCTGTGTACAATCCTGTAGAGTCCGAGTATACATTATCACCTCCGTTCCATGTGTTTTGGTTCCAGTTTGGTGTATCGCTTTGAGTTTTATTAAAAGCAAAATGTGGGAGATAAGTTGTCGTGGAATTGGTATATATAGAACTCGCACTCGCACAAAACACACCATGTCCCGGAATCAAGGTCTCATAATCACCCATAGGACCTGGAGGATACGCTTGAATCCGCTCATCTCCCGCGAGTTCCAATTGGCCCGAGGGTTCGGTGACCCCCACGCCCAAGTGTCCCTTGTACAGGGTCACTTGGGACTTGGACCCCAAAAAGTAATCCTTTTGGTAATCGTACAACTCCTTGATTTGGTCGGCGTTGAGGGCCTTCGAGAAGAGACGGAAGTTCGCGATGGAACCGTTGAAATAGTTACCTGGTGTACCACCTTGATTGTTATTTCTACCTAACGTAAGTTGCGTTCCAGTTAAAACGAATAGACCATCCGATCCCCTTGAGTTTATTCCTATTTCTACACCGTTGACATATATTTTATGGTTTGATAAAGTGGATGCGTTTCCGCCGGTAAACGTCGTAGCGACGTGGTACCATATATTATCGACGATCGGGTAAGACCCGACTCCACTACCCCAGTGTCCGTATGCAATTTCGTCATCTTGGATAAAAATAGCTGACTGCTGAAAATTTGTACCTCCTTGACCCAATTGGACGAGATATTCAAATTGACCTACTTTCACAGTTCTTTTAAACCATAAAGAAATCGTATGAACTGGATCGGATCCGGTTGTTAACCCATGTGCTCCAGTTACGTATTGTGAAGACCCATTGAACTTGAAGGAATCAATGCCATCCGTCGAATCCAATGTGGGTGAATGTCCCGATACGGCTCCGGTATTCGTATTTGGGGAAAGGTCTGGAATAGGACTCTGCACTGTACTTTCACCCTTCGCATCATAGTAGACCTCCAACTGGGTCCCCGTGGTCGCCGGCACGTTGTACACGGTCTTTAGGGTGGTGTCTAGGGAGCCACTGCCTTCTTCGTGGCCGTAGTATTCGAGTTCGCCTATACGTGTATAAGCAGCGGTACGTCTGTATGTTTTAGTTATTTGTAATCTAATATATTTGTAATGCTCGGTTGCGTTTATGTTGATGTAAGTACTATTATTAGTTATCGAATCGATAGGTAAATCTGTCTCTGTTTTAAGCAAAACCCAGTTAGTTTCATTGTTACTACCATATAGCTTTATGTCACGTGGTGCATTTTGATAATCGATACCCGAATGTTCATATCCTTTTAGGAACATTTTTTGTAACCGCAAAGCTTTGGGTAGTTCTAGTGATAAATATTCACCAAACGAACCATTCCATGAAAATGTAGATATGCCGGTACCAGATGCGTATGTACCGTCACTGGCCCAACCAGTTGTAGAATTAGTAACAACTCCATCAAAAGCTGTATATTCTGGGTACGACCCCGACCCATTTGAAGAACCAATCGCCACATACCCTTTATCAGAAGCCGAAGTCATAGCCACCTCCGGGTACTTCCGCAGGGGTCGATCGTGGGGTCCCGTGTATTCGGCGACCACGTTGGAGTCCGATCGAATCGTGGTGACGTGTAAATTACCCGTGACGGTCGCTTCTTTCGATGCTATTAAATGTTCGGAAATTGTCAGCGTATCCGCAACCGTTGCATTCGCGCTCACCGTTAAATCGGTCGAAACCGTCGTATTTCCGGACACTATGAGATCCCGGCCGATCTGAGCGTTCGCGGTCGTCACGAAACCCGTTATCGCGTTAGAGAATTGGAGGGTATTAGATGTAACGTTCCCCGTATTGGAAACACTCTGGAGACCGTGGGCGGTCTCTACGTTTATTCCACCAATATTCATCGCCTGTGCGTATACGTTTCCTGAAACCACCCGAAGGTGGGAGTCTTTAATATTCAAGTACGTATTCAAATTATTGATAGACATCTAATATAACGTAAGAAATGATTTACGTGTTATTAGGTGTGATCAACCACAATGGTATGTGCATCCCACGAAGGCCGCGGTATGGACTGTGTTTGCTTCATCTGTTTGGGAACCGTCAGCTGTGAGAAAACGCCGCTCGTATGGTTCCTCGGTTGCGCCCGTTTTGTCCTCAAATTGAAGCTGACCGTTTTCATCGAGGACATTTCCACCCCTTTGAATCTGGTAATACGTGGTGATTTCATCTTCTACATTTGAATATCGATCGTATTCCACGAGTT